AATACGGGTGTGCAATAGATTTTGTCGAGAATCAAACTGAAGAATTGTGCATAGCCGCAGTCATGGTTGACCCTGACGCACTAGCATTTATTCGTAAAAAGACACATAATATCTATATGGCCGCAATAGAGGCATCTGGGTCTGCAATATCATATGTTAGCACCGGTACCCAAACACCTGAGATGCGCATGACCGCAGTAAAACAAAATGGTGATAATATACGTTTTGTGTCAATTGGAGAGCGTTGCGGTGAACTGGCCTTGGTTGCCGTAACAAACAATGGTGCAGCATTGGCGTACATACCAACTATGTTTCAGAGCCCAGAAATTTGTATGACGGCAGTTAAGCAAAATGGGTTAGCATTACGACATGTTTTTGATTATTTTGTAACATCTGAGATTTGTATGGCCGCTGTTCGATCAGAGTGGGCGGCTTTACAATTTGTAAAGGAACAAACCCAGGAGATCATCATGATGGCAATCATGATGGATGACCGTGCAATACGATATGCTGACAAACGGGTGCTTGAGCAGCAACCCGTAGTTGCAATAGAAGCGTAATCAAATCACTTGAACTTATAGTAAAAGATGCTATTATGCTTATGTAAAATCAATGGAGGTTAGCTATGGCAAAACTTAAACTCACGAGTACTACTAATATCTTTGGCACTACGGTAAAGCTCGAAGGGAAGAATGTCCCAGCTATTACCATTGGTGAAGGACTTGAATATGATCCTGTGAAGAAATTGAAGAAGACAATGCCAGATGGTTATTTGTTCCGTAGTCCAAATTTGGATCCAGACAATTTGAACGAAATTTGGCCAACAGTTGGCCGGTTCTCCGGTGATGCCACATTGTGGGTAGAACATACCCCTGCAAAAGTTGACAAGAAGGCAACTACACCGTCCGAAGATCATGGCAAGTTTACAGGTTTTGCGCGAATTGCAGACCAATCCGACGCGGCGTTGTTTGCGTACACTCATAGTTTGTTCGAAAAATGGAGCGATGCTCTAGAAGAAGAAGCTCAAGCAGAAGCCAAGAAGAAGCAGGAATCGCGTATCAAGGTTGATAAGGACGGCAAGATCACCATGGACGTTGAAGTTGTGACCTTGCGCGATGAAGACCCTGAGTGATTTATACTACTAAATTAGTATACAGAGATGATGAGCTCGAAGATCTGCTACCGTTTGCCTCCGCTGAAACGGTAGCGTTATGTCTTGCCAGAGTTAAGCACAATGGTCTGAATCTGAGAAATCTCATATTTCAAAATCATGACATTTGTCTTGCTGCTGTTACAGCCGGAGGATGGTCTATAGACTATGTACGTGATCAAACACCGGAGATTTGTATTGCCGCTGTATCAAATTCAGCCGATGCGTTGCAATATGTTAACGAACAAACTCCCGAAATTTGTATGGCTGCTATCCGTAACGATCCATATGCCCTCGAATTTGTAAGAGAACAGACTCGTGAATTATGTATGTACGCTTTGATGATAAATGAGGATGTGTTGGACTTTATTAAACCTGTGGTATTGATATGACAACTAAGGCAGATTACATTAAGGTCAAAGCGCACCCACCCAAGCTTGCAAATGTACGAAACCAAACCAACAGAATCTGTATGATGGCTGTACAGTTAGATGGTGTGATGCTGCGATTTGTTAATAAGCAAACACCGGAAATTTGCATGGCGGCTGTTAGTAATACGTGGCGTGCATTAGAATTTGTTGAAGAACAAACGCAAGAATTATGTTATATTGCCATAGGACAACATGGCTCTGCATTAAAATATGTAAAGAAACAAACGCCTGATATGTGCGAGGCGGCTGTAACTACAGATGCTATAGCCTTCAAATATGTTAAAAGACAAACATCGGAGGTGTGTTATCTTGCGGTAGAGTATGACCCTGATCTCATACAATATGTCCATAAACAAACACAAGACTTGTGCTTGCTAGCTGTCAGCAGATATGGCGAATCTTTAAAATATGTCAGAACACCAACAGACGATATATGTCTTGCTGCTGTTAGGAATGATGGCAATGCATTAATGTGGGTCCCTAGGGAGTTTAAAACACCCAAGATATGTCTCGAGGCTGTTAAGCAATCGTCGCATGCATTGCGTTATGTTAACAGACAAACACGTCAAATAGTTACCACGGCTGTGTCAAGGAATGGATATCTGTTACGATATGTTAAAAGGAAGTCACCTGAGGTTTGTCTGATGGCCGTAACGAATTACGGGGCAGCATTGGAATATGTAAAGAATCAAACAAATAAGATATGCATGGCAGCGATAAAAGAGGACCCTAGTTCGGTTAGGTATGCTAAACACGTAACACGTAAGATGGCACTGATTGCAGTGAGTCGTGATCCCGGATGTGTTATGTGGGTTCCACAAACGCCTTCTATATGCTTGCTTGCTATTCAACAAGATCCAATGTGTTTGCAGTATATTCGTAAACAGACAAAAGAACTTTGCATGTTAGCAGTATTATTGGACAGTGATGCCGCACAATATGTAAATGGGGACGTCTTGGGTTGAAATTTTAATTATCTGACCGCACCAGCTGTATGGTCCGGCGCTTTATTCGTTTGTTCATCATATCTTTCAGATTAACTACCGGACCTTGAACTACGTTCGTATCTTTGCTAGCAAATGTTTTCAAATATGGTTTGTATGGTCTGAATCTGTCACGCAAGAACATGTTAATTGGTATACACCGATTACTTTCCCACCACCATGCATCACCACAACTTATAAAGTCTTGTTTCATTTCTGGAGTGAACGACGAATCTATAGCATAGATGCTTACATAAAGGTTATCTGAATGTTGGATGATTCCTATGTATTCGTTACCGAGATGATTAATGATTGTTAGGAACGGAAATTTCTCTTGTAATAGCTTATACGTATCGTTAATTGGCATGATCACTCTTGAGCTTGATATATGTTTGTATTTATGTGCATATTTAATCCATTTTAAAAAATGTAGATTATACGATAAATACAAGTCAACGAGACGACGATGATCAATGCCAACTGTATATCTATTCAAATTTCCAGAATATATTCCACTAGTTCGCTGGGATGATCGCGCTCCAAACATTAATTGGCCCATGATACAGTACGATACCAAGATATTCAAAGGTGTACCAAACAACATAGAGTTTGCAATCAAGAATAACGATCGCAAGACTGTGAAATTGGTAGATTATCAACTAGAGGCACAGATCCAGGCTGTTAATTCGCCGAGTGATAGTAAGGGCTTTTTTCCAGAGTTGATATTAACAAAACAATGCATCATCATTGATGAACTGTTTGGTAAAGCTAGATTACAGCTATTACCAGAAGAAATAGATACATGGTCACCGGGCTATTATAGATATGTTATTCGTTTAACAGACGGTGCAAACAATAGTGAATATCTATATACTGACGTCAACAAGAGTGCATTTGGTATATTTGAATTGAAAGAAGGCGTTGTAAGTAGTTTAGCACCAGCTATCACTATAGATAGCACCCATTTTACTGCTACACCTATTTCATCATTCAACGAAACATGTTTTGTTAGTAGTGGTATACAAGGCGATAGTCAAACTGGACGAACAAACGGTACTCATACTATAGCAGTATATCATAATAATTTTCAAGGTAAGTTCTGGGTCCAAGGCAGCCTCAATAACGAACCGCCACTTGAATCAGAATGGTTTGACATTAAGCTATCGGCTGACAACGATTACTTGACCATTTTAAAAGATACAACTAGTCCAACCTTAATTAGTTTCACGATGAACCTATATTGGTTGAGATTTATATACAAAGAAGATGCTGCAAACACTGGTAAATTTTTGCAAGTATTGTATAAAGGCTAATTTACGAGTATAATTTATGTATGGCGTTGATTCATCAATTGATGACAGAAAACTTGCCACTGCGGCACAGAACGGGTTCTCGCGGCTGGATCACATTTAACGCAGTTTGTTGTCACCATCGCGGGCATAAACATGATACTCGTTCACGTGGCAATTTCTTGTTTGTTCCGGATGGAACTATTGTTTACAATTGCTACAATTGCGGATTCAAAACAGTGTATGATAACGTAAATCTATCTCGCAACTTTGAGTCATTGATGTCTTGGATGAATGTATCTCCAGATGACATAAAACGTGTCAAAATGGAATTGCTCCAAAATAAATTAGATGGAGTTGAAGCTGCTGGTGAGGCATTACCTATACGTCTTACATCTACATTTGATGAAGTGCAATTACCGGTTGGTGCATTACCAATAACATCTGTTGCAATGAATGATGACATACCAGACGAATTTATAAAGGTCATTGAATACCTAAATACCAGAGGGTATACTATAGCAGACGGATGGAATTATCATTGGAGCCCCTCTACAAAGTGGGATCTGAATAAACGAATAATTATCCCGTTCTATTATAAGAATAAGGTAGTAGGTTGGACTGCTAGATATGCAGGTACACCTCCGCACGGAACCCCCAGATATTTTAACAGTGAGTTGCAACAAGGTTATATGTTTAATTTGGATGTCATAAATCTGCATGAACGGAAATATATACTCATTGTCGAAGGTCCGTTTGATGCAATAGCTATAGACGGTATAGCAGTGTCTGGCAGTGAACTAAACAAAGAACGATTAGCTTGGCTTAGTAGTTCGCCAGCTGAGAAAATAATAGTACCAGACAGGCAACGGAACAATCAAGGTTTGATAGATGCCGGTGTAGAGAATGGCTGGTCGGTTAGTTTTCCCGAATGGGAAGAAGATATAAAAGATGCTGCCGCAGCATCTGCAAGATATGGGAAATTGTTTACGTTGCAGACTATACTAAAGTCACGAACTAAGAATCAATTACAAATAGGTATACAACGAAGGATGTTCAGATAATGACTATAGTGCTAATAACAGATGCATGTAACACACCCACACCTAACAAAGAATATATTAGGGCTGCGTCATTACTCGGAGACGAAGCAGCCATCAAATCGTTTGAGATAATCGACACAGAGCTTCTGAGTGATTTGGATATTAGCGTCAATGCTGCATTAATAGGTGTGACAACCGAAGAAGCATTGGAGATGTTTATGCGACTCAACAAATCTGAAAAAATTGTTATAACTAGACTTAAGGATACTATGAGTAGTGACTTTGAAATAATCAAATTGGCAAATGATTATAATGTTAACGCTGCATGGTTTGTTAACAATAAACAAGCAGACATAGCATGGGTATTGTATGACAGTTCAACTAAGAATTTTTCGATATTAGATACCACGGCTACTGCAAAAGACTCAAAAAATGTAGTACTGGTCCCAGGCCAATGGACAACTATGCAACGTTCAACCACCGGTAAAGAAATGCTATTAGTTCTCGGCGGCAATGCATCTGTATATACTATAGATGCTAGCAGTGACTTAGAATTACATGGACGATACCAATCACTAGAACATACTATAATACCAACAAACTTTTGGTATCAGATTACTAATGAAGGTGTAACACCTGCTACTATTACCGTTACTAGTCATGACTTATCACACATATAAAATTCGTGGACTACAAGAAATTACGTTATAGTGTTATGAGGAACAATGGCTCAAGAAGAATACGAAAATAGCAACGATTACGGTGAAGATAAACAGAAACTCTTGATAGACATTCTATTGAGTAGTGAAGAAGTATTTTCACGTTGCCAAAACATACTAAATGCATCACATTTTATAAACAAATTCAGACCTGCAATGCGATTCATATTGAAATATGCAGATGAATTTAAAGTGTTGCCTAAGATAGAACATGTTAATGCAGAAACTGGTTCACACTTTACTCACATTGACAATATATCAATCCAACATCAAGATAGTTTCCTAAAAGAGATTGAAAGCTTTAGTAAGAATAAAGCATTAGCTAATGCTGTATATGATGCAGTGGAACTTATCGACAAAGGCAATTACGGAGAAGTTGAGAAGAGAGTTAGAGAAGCAATTCTCATAAGCTTACAAAGTGATCTTGGTACTAACTACTTTGACGATCCGCGAGCACGATTGTTGGCTATTAAAGATGGCAACGGACAAGTTAGTACAGGTTGGAAAGCGGTAGACGAAAAACTCTATGGTGGTATAAACAGGGGTGAGATTACTATTTGGGTAGCAGGGTCGGGTGTTGGTAAGAGTTTGTTCTTACAAAATCAAGCATTGAATTTAGTTAAGCAAGGTCTTAACGTTGTTTACATATCACTGGAGCTTAGTGAAGGTTTAACATCTATGAGAATGGACAGTATGTTAACTGAGTTTGGTACTCGTGACATATTTCGTAATTTGGATGCAGTTGAGATTAAAGTAAAGCAGTCACAACGTAAGTCGGGTGACTTGTATGTTAAGCAGATACCACAGGGTAGTACGTGTAATGATATAAAAGTGTATCTTAAGAATTATGAAATAGAACGTCAACGACGTCCAGATGTATTGATTGTGGACTATCTTGATCTTGTGTTCCCTAACAACAAGAAGATTAATCCAAGTGATTTGTTTATTAAGGACAAATTTGTTACTGAGGAAATGCGTGGCATTGGTGTTGAATACAAGATGATAGTGTTAACTGCATCACAATTGAATCGTAGCGCTATTCAAGAACAAGAACACGATCATAGTATGATTGCAGGTGGTATTAGTAAGATTCAAACAGCTGACAACGTGATCAGTATTTTTGCGAGTACAGCTATGAAAGAACGTGGACAATATCAAGTGCAATTCTTAAAAACAAGATCTAGCAGCGGTGTTGGTAGTAAGGTGTATCTTGGATTTGATCCAAATACATTGCGCATATTTGATTTAGATGAGGATGCATCTATAGTTGCAGCGGGAATGAGTGGGGCCGATGTATTTACAGACTTAAGACGTAAGAATTCAGCTAATGCTAAACTAGATTCCACTAATGTAACTGATCAACAGGCTAAGCCGGCCACAGATCTGAGTAACCTACGCAATCTAATTAGGCGTTAATTTGCTTTATGAATAGCCCTGAGTTTTGTTAAGATTCGGCTAGTTGTGCTAGCATCAGCAGCTAATAGCTTATCAAATGCTATTGCAAGTTCACGAACTTGTGCTGAATTTGACGGCATTTTGCCTGCTTTAAGTGAATTGAATGCAGCATTGAATGTCTTTACATTCGTTAGTCCTAAGTCTTTAGCAAGTGTTTGGATGCTTATTCCGCCAGTTAAACGTTCTGGCTTCTTCTCTTGAGTCATTAAATCTGTAGCAGATTGATCAACTGCTTCTGTATCTGCAGGTCCGTCGGTTCCTTCTGCTTCTGGTGCAGCGTCAGCTTCATCTGGAACAGGGCTACCGTCTGGCACTTCTTCACCGTCTGCACCACCGGTTTCGGTAGCATCATCATGTAGATCTTCGTCAGCAATCTCTGCCAATCGTTGCGCTATTTTGCGGAAATCTTCTGCCAAGAATCTGTTGTTCATTGCTACACCTTGTATTACTATTGTTAGTATTTAGTCTGATGGACAGTTTAGACTAAATATCACATAACTATTAGCTTAGGACAATGAACTGTGACTAATTTAAAGAACTTTTTAGATGAATTGGACAATATTATTCCCGCTAAGAGTAAGCACAGTATTGTTGAGAGCCGTGCCACTCATATCATAGCTAGTACTGTAAATTTGGTACATCTTATCAAAGAAAGCTATTCGGAAGAAGAAGCAAAGGATCTAATTAAGCGTCTCTATCGTAGTATAATGACAGAGGATGATCGCAAGTTTACCCGTAAGATACGAGAACTAAAAGGTAAGAAATGAAGTATAAAGATCTCACAGAATCAAATTCAGATCTTATAACTGAAGCAGGACAATTGCTATCTATAGCAAATTGGTTTAAAGATAAGTACGGCTCTGTATTAAAGCGCATCGGTGAGAAAGAAACTAAGAGTTTCGTAAATCAACATCAACGTTTCTTTTTACGTTGGATGGGTAGATTCCGTGCAGAATGGTCAACTATTACAATGAATGTCGTATATCAATATATGCATTCTGTAAACAAACTATCAGATATGGATATCGTCGACGTAGTTAATAAAGTTCTTAAAGAACCAGAGACCGCCGGAGACCAACTAACAATTGCACAGATTCGTGATCATGATAGATCATTGTTAGTAAGCAGTTTAAGTAAAGTTCCTAAATCGAATCAAGGACAAATTATAACAGAGAAAATGATTGCGTCAGGGTCAATGCGCCAATTAGAACAACATTGGTCACAACAGGCATCTGCACAATACGGACGTAAATCTGTTAAAAGTGCAGGCAGCGGTTATAAGACACAAAGCGGTCCACCTGTTGCTAGAACTGCTGAAATAGATTCTGCTATTAGCCAATTGGAAAAATTATAATGAGATTGAATAATATCAAGCCATTGACCGAAGCAGACCTAAATGATAAGAAGGTTGCCAGAATATTGCAGAATATAGCTGACGGTATAGAAGCCTCTGCTAAAGGTTCTATAGTAGGAACAGTAAGTAATGCATACAAGAGTCTTGTTGGCAAGAATCCGGAAGGTATTTGGAAAAAAGCCGGTAGTCCTATTGAGAGCAATGCGATATACTCTGTTATGATTAAAGCAGGAATACCACAAGACATTGTCAACAAAGCCTTTAAAGTTTCACGTATACAATACGGGACCAATGCCGCACCAACGAAAACCGACGTCGGTGTTATAAGTACTGGTAATATTGCACTAGATGCATTTGTCAATGATTTGGTTTCTAAGTATGGTAAAGAATATGCTATTCAATATCTTCAAAATTTGAAACGTTCGAAACCTAGTACAAAGTCTACAGCACAATCACAAAATGCTGGCAAGAATCAAATTGCATATAAGGCATCAGATGGCCAGACATATAAGTTGAGTGTTGGTAAGATGGGCGATCGTCTTTGGGTTAATGCACAGACGGGTGCAGAAGCATCTGACGAGATTGATCAAGAATTGGAAAAGGCAGAAGCTGCTAAAGCGGCGGCGCCCCGTAAAGTTTTAGGACTATAACACATGCGATTGCAAGACATATCGTCACCGCGTATACTGACAGAATCTAAAGCCAGAATAGATCATCCTGAGGATTTAGTATTCATGGATGGTATAGCAGGTGCACAACGGGCATTGAATGCCATGTTGTCTTTGGCAAATGATCCATCTAATGTGACTGTTAAATTTGATGGTAGCCCCAGTCTTATATTTGGATGGGATGCAGATGGTTTTGTATTAACTGATAAGAGTGGATTCAACTCTAAGAAATATGATGGCATGCCACGAAGCACAGAAGCTGTGAACGCAATGCTAGCCGGTGATACTGGCAGACGTCTAACAGATACAACCCCAGAAGGGTTGAAGAAGAGACAGGTATATGCTAGTGGCATAGCGGCCTTATACGAATTGTTGAAGTCTATAGTTCCTAAGACAACAGTTGGATATATTCAAGGCGATCTGTTATGGCAAGGTACACCGCCGATAGTTGATGGCAAATATGTATTTGGTCCTGTGAAGATACATTATAAGGTTCCAACTAACAGTGACCTCGGCAAGAATATTGCAGTAAGTAAGGCTGGTATAGTAATACATAGTATCTTTAAGAGTCGTGCAGATATGGAACCACGTACTATAAATGACATTACTAAATTAAATCTAATTCACAATCCACAGATTGTAGTTGTACCTCATAAAATGAAAGCAACAGAACAACTAACATTGCCAACAGACATTGTTGCATCTGTAAAGAACTTAATCGAAAAGCACGGCGCCGAAATAACATCATTCTTAAATGATAGTGTTAAGTCATTGCCAGCATTATTAAAATCATTTGCTGCGTATAAAGCTAGTACTGGTAATAGTAACTATGACAATGCCGGCGAAGAATTTGTTACATGGTTGGGCACCGACAGTGCTAGCATAAAGATGCAATCTAGCATACGGGTGCATATTAGCAGTAATAGCACAGGTTATGCAGCATTGTGGAAATTAATTCAAACTCTAACACAACTTAAATTGAATCTCAAATCACAATTAGATAACAGGACACAGAGTGTTGTTGCCGCAGAATATGGACATAATGCCCATAAAACATTGCACGGTAAACGCGGACACGAAGGTTTTGTCGCTGACACACAATATGGTAAGATAAAGCTAGTTAATCGTCATGAATATATGCATAAGCCTCAAGCTGAAATAGCTGAGAATGCAAGTGCAGGCGGAACATCGGCTGGCGGTATTGCAAGTGTAGCTAATCCTGTGGGACCAACTATAAGTAGAACTCCGAACCTCTTTGGTTATGTCCCTGTAAAGCGTAAAAAGACCAAGAAGAAACCAAGCGTAAAGTGAGTAATTTTTACATTCTGGCATAAATAACACGCAAAACAATTTTGCATTTTATGGAGAATTAAAAATGGCAAATAAAGTAAACGGAAATGCTCGCGCTGGCGAGTTTCTTTCTGGCAATATGGACTTTTATAGCATAGCTACAATCGTTCCAGTAGCACAGACAAACGTTGACGTACCAGTAGTTGACCTTCCAGGTTATGCTAACTATGTTAACTTGGGTTCATGGACTACAGTAACAGTTGTTAACGGTGCAGGCACAGCAGTAGACTATGCAACACTTAACGCATACCTCGATGCTTTCTATCAGCAACGTAACTTGGATAAGTTGGTTTCTTGCTTCGCAGCTCGTGCTAACCCAGTTGCTATCAGTGTTAAGACACTTGCTTCAAGCATCAACGGTGCTGCAATCAATGCTAACACAAGTGCATATTTTGCTCAGGCAGGATACACTAACTCAGCTGGCAGCCACGTATTTGGTTCAAGCTTCACAACAGGCAAGACTATTTCTATCGTTAACATTGCGACAGAAAAGTCAGGTTTGTGGGTAGCTGCAGGTGCTGGTGACAACGTCACTGGTTACAGCTTGCTATCAGCTAACTCAACAGCAGGTGGTCTACACTTGCTAGCTGCATACGACACACAGAGCGCCCAGGTATTTGGCGACAGTACATCAACAGCATCTGATGCTTGGACTGTTAAGAACACTGTAGCTCCTTACGTTAATGCATTTGATACTAGTGCTGCTTCAACAGGCAACACAATGCTTGTTTCTGGAGCTGCTCTAGGCGCAACAACATTGGCTTAATAGGCTAATATATACTACTAAAGAAAAGGGTGCCATGTGCACCCTTTTTGTTTTGATACTATGTATAAATATTACCATGAGCAATAAATCACAAATAAAAGACATGTTTGAAAACATTGGTATAAAACTTAAGTTTGTTCGAAAGAATGGAAAACTTAAAATTGAACAATGCACAGGTGATGCACAATCTGACGAACATGTTCCTCATCCAATGTTTCCAATTAGTAAGGTACGAAAATGAAAAGCCTTACAGATTATATTGATAAATTAACTATGACAGATTCTGACAATATCACGGAGGATGATGCAATGAAGAAACTACGACGTTATGCACAGGTAGACTTAGTTGGCAATGAAGGATTATACGATACAGAGATTGATAGATGGAGCAGAAATGCTAAGCATCCATTGAGTAAAGTAGAATTGTTATCAGCAAATGATCTACCAAATTTCACACAAGGCGATATAGCAATGTTTGAAGGCAAGGAAGTAGAAGTACGTATTCCTCAAGGCCCTAAGCAAACAACAGGTATTATGTTAGAAGGACATCTCACTATGGTTAAGACAACAAAACTAGATAAGATAGAAGAAGGCGTTATGGGCGGTGTCCGCACAATGACTCCTATTAATAGAATCATGCAACTTGCAGGATTGGAACATGGTACATCTGTTATAGCAGAACCCACTGTTGCAGAATCAGAAGAAGACACAGAATCGGAAGTTGTTGCTGAGGAAACACTAGAAGAAGATAACAACATAGCAACAGCGTTCTCAAAATTAGTAACGTCAGCGCCGCTACCGTACAATGCACCTGGTAATGAAGAAGCTGCTAGACTGTATGTTATGGGTGGCATCATAAGTGCAATAGCAAAAGACTTACAAACAAGTCCATTGCAATCACCTACTGCAATAAACAGTACTCATACACTTAATTCATTGGCGCCGATGGGTGCAGCTCTATTGCAGACTGCTCAGACATTAGCAAATAAGAAACCAGGTACACCGCAGTGAAATTTATAGAGATACGTGGCGGTATGCAAGTGCCGATTAGTAATGACGAACAGCTTGTTTTAGAAAAGATAAAACAATCTGCAGAACCATTGCCAAAACGTATACTGAATTTGCGGGAACAAGAATTAGCCCGTCAATTAGTGCATAGAAGCGTAATAGATCGTATAGTAATTGATGAACAAATATGCTTCATCTATAACGAACTAGATGATATATGGAGTTAAACAATGGCAGTGACACCAGAAGATACAAATGCAATGAAACGATTACTAGAAATGATGGAAGGAAAATCTCCATCATCGCCACCGGTTTCATACGGTAGTAATCAATCTGGTGCACCTGTTGAATTGGCAGGTGCCGGACAAGTCACGTCCCGTGATATCGGTGCTATGGCAGATGTCCTCAAGAAACTAAACAACGTAACAAATTCTGTATTACGTGAGAGCGAATCTGATCAACAGTTAGGCAATGCTGTTAATACACAACGTAATGCTAAAGGTGTTAAGGTTGGCAATTATCAGATTATGGTTAAAGAAGATGCCACACGAATTGCTGGTAAACAATATTACAGCATATATCACACAAAGACTGAAGACGTAATTGCGGATGATGTTAGTTTGTATGAGACAGCACTAGAGGTCGTTAAGAGACTAAATTCTGGTAAGTTTGTAAATGATCCGTCTATTTTAAAATTATTCGAAGCAGACGATCACTACACTTCACACAGAACTGATGCAATACGCTTTAAAGCACGTATGAATAATGCTAACAAGGTAGGCGATGTTGCCAAGCATGACATATATGAAAGTAGATACCAAGCGAGTATCGCAACAGCTATGAATCATAAGCGTGAAATCAAAAATATTATTACCGGTAATACAAGATGAAGCTATCCGAAGTACAATTATTACCAAGCATCAGCCGAAGCGATAAAGAAGGTAGTGTCACATTCAACGACAACGTCAAACTTTACAAGAATGGTGTGCGTAATAGATATGATGATAGCGTGTATGAATTCAAGACTATAGCAACAACAAAGAATCATACAATCGTGTCTGATGTTGACGACGATGGCGGTGCGTATATAGCAGTGAATACAACCACCCATCTGACAGATATGGTTGTATATGGTGATATCCGTAAACGAGCAGCAGGTTGGAAAAACGTTCTATATAGATACGTTGAACGGACGAACAAACAGTACTTTAAAAGCATATGAATTTTATAGAACAATATTGTTAAAAACAAATGTAATTTTTGTTACAGATTCGCAGAGCTATGGCGGATTGCGAACATGGCAAGAATTAGCAAAATACAAAGATATAACTGTATTTGGTTGGTCAAACGGGAAACCAGTTAATGTAACTCCGGCTGAACCGGAGGATACGCACATTACTACAGGTGAAATTCTTAGCAATCCCGAACCAGGTGATGTAGATATTTTAAAAATGAAATTAGTCGCCCATCGTAAGGTGAAATGATATGATAATCACAAAAGAAGCAGAATTACGGTTTAAGCAACTAATAATAGATGATAAGCTACCGAGAGTTGAGATAATAGCAGGTGGTTGTAAAGGTTTTGAGAAGAAGGTCGCATTGGATACTGTTGAAACAGATGATATCCAAATACAACTTAGCAACGGTGCTACTATAATTATGGATCCTATAACCCACAAAATGCTAGCTAACAGTATCATAGATTTCAAAACAAGCATCTCTAGCAGTATGTTTCACATAGATATACCCGAAGCAATAAGCACTTGTGGATGCGGAACTAGTTTTACTTTCTGATAACAACTACCCGCCTCAGCTAAATAAATATCAATAAGCAACACTATCGCACGACCTAACTAGTTGAGGAATCAAGTATGTATATTAACAATTTTAATAATAGCAATGAATATAGATTGCAGCAGGTATTACATACCCTTAAGAATGTATATGGTGCAGAATTGGCGCTAGATAAGCAATCAGACGATGATCTGGTGTCATTAAGCCAAAGTAGTGAAATTGTTAAGAACAGTATCATAAGCGAAAGTCGCTTTAATACATACAATTCAAATCCAGAATATGCAAAGCATATGTTGATTATGGAAGCAGTTAGATTATACCTAACAGAAATAGCTCCAAAACGCGCACCTAAGCGCAAGATTAAAGAAAGCACAGAACGTGATACTAACGACCTTGTTAAATTGGGTCGTGAGATGATGGCATATAGTGCAAAAACTAATCACGGTGGCAACGAACGAGAACTTAGCATTCTTAATGCTATTAGTAAGGTTGGTGATAAGTTAACACAAATGGGCGAACCGTTTGGTCCAAAAGGTTTAACAGATACAGATAAGAAGATTCTAATAATTGCAAAGCGTAGATTAGGCTTAATAGCCCCAGCACAAGGCGATCAAGATTCTATGCAAGGTTTGGCAGAAGGTCGTACAGATGCAGAACTTGAACAAGCAATTAATAAGCATGATACAATGCGTACGAGACACGAAGATCAATCTATATATTGGGGCAATAAAGAAGGTAAAGCTACGCACCCTGGTGCCCAACAACAATACTTTGATAAGTCTATACAGCATAAAGAAGCAGCAGAAAAGCATGAGAAGGCCGGCAAGGTTGCAGCAGATATGTTGGCATCGCGTCAGACAAAATTAAACGAAATATCAAAAGAAACATTGGGTTCATATATTAGTCGGGCTGCTGATGATGCAGTTGATCACAGTCACTTAGCAACAATAAAAAGTAGTTCACCTAAGTTCTCAGATAACAAAGAAGCAAACGCACATAGCATCCGCCACTTCAATAGAATTGAAGGTATTAAGAAAGCAACTAGTAGACTAGTAAATGGTCATGTCAACGAAGCAGACGATAATGACGATGCTATGTTGCAGAGAATAAAGAACGAGTTAGCTTCGATTGAAGCAGAACTTAATAGCATTATACAAGACGATGATGTTGCGTTAGATGAAATGATGGGCAAAGGTAAAATACCAGCCGCCGTTAGACATCACCAATCGGCATACAATACCCATGCTAAAGCATTTAGAACACATTCAGAGAGAGCAGACGAGTTAGAAGATACTGGTGGCTTTGAAGATGCTATCGAGAAGCATGAAGATCTAGCAAAAGACAGTCATTTCAGAATGATGAGAAGTGATGCTAGGGTTGCACATGCACGTGGCTTACTTGACAAAGTAGAAGCTAATAAAAAGCTTAAGGCAGCTAATGATCAAATACGAGTAGCTAAATTAGATAAGAAGGATTGGTAATGTCAGAGATTAAACGGGCTAGAGATATTTTAAATAACGTCGGGAAGGAATTGCCGGCTGCTAAGTCAGCTATTTCGGAGGACTTTAATCCTGCACAAACACCGCCACCGGGACAGGCAATAGCACCCGTTGCACCAGTTCAACCAGTTACTGCCGGAACACAACAACCTAAGCCAGGTGACCCTCAAACAAAGCCAACTCCCGGTATGGTCACTGTACAAAAAGGTACAGTTAAGAAGACAATACCAGCTGCACAACTTGCAACATATCAGAAGCAAGGTTACACAGTAGTTTCTGATAGCGCAATTAAAGAAGATTGGGGTAGCAGCGATTGGTATCCAATTCTTACAGGCATGGATAAGTATATTGCTGAACACGGATTTACACCAGAGAATGTTGCAGAAGTAGCAAAAGAAATGGCAGAACGTTATAACGAACATATGGGATATGACGATATAGAAGATTGTACTGACAGAATTGTTCACCGTTGGTTGATGCATAAGGGTTATAAGAAGCCTACAGACACACTATCAGAATCAGTGGATGACGATGGATATCATTCTAACATGGCAAGAAGTGAACTATTCCGTAACACAAAGTATGCCACTGAAATGACAAAGATGTTACATGCAGATGATGACATCGAACCACTGATTGCAAAATCGTTGGATAAGGCTGTCGAATACTTAAAAGATGTCTCGTCACAGTTAGAAGGCTCAACCGATATTGTTCCTATGGATATGGACAGTGAAGACGAAGAAATTGCCGATGACGAAGATGATTCAACTATCTCACTTGATTCGGTTAATGAAGCATTATCTGACATAGTACATTATAGCACTAGTTTGTTTAGTTCTATTCAACCAGGTGACAAGTTGCCGGGTTGGGTAACAATGAAACTAACAAAGGCTAGCGAATGTGTCAGCAGTAGTAAGCACTATTTAGAATATACACAATTTGAAAAACACGCCGGCGATATGCTAGGTGATATACAGAAAATGGCTACAGAAGGAGCTAAAATGAGTAAGAAACCAGTTCGCGAAAGTGTTGGCCAGAAGTTAGCACGTATGATGATGACAGAGGATCAAGATTTGCAGCAAGCGCAAACATTGACCGCTGCTAAAGCATTAAGTGATGATTTGCAAAGCATGGCAGAAAAAGTTGCACGTATGAGTGTAGAAGATTTGATGCCATTGGTAGATACAATGAAGGATCAATTCGGACAAGAAGCTGCCGAAGGATACAATTCGGCAATGAAAGAAGGTTTAACTGCATTGCTTGATACTGTAACAAAGGCTAAAGAAACAAGCGACAATGCAATACATGTATTGCAGGGTGGTGAACCAATGGCAACAGATGCAAATGCAGAACAAGATTTGTCTGCAGAACTTCCTGCAGGTCCAGAAGATGCAGACTTAGATGCTGCGGCACCAACAGGTGAAGAGCCGATGGGCGACGAAGAAGCAAATCTCCCTTTAGGACGTGAAAAAAAGGATGATGCTGAACTAAGTGAATCAAAATCAGGACGTCGTCCAAAGAAAGAAAACTTTCTTAAGGCTGGTACTGTAATATTTGAATCTGCTCCAGCAGGTAAGAAGGCAGAAGACTTTATTAAAGGTAACAAGGCTTCTTTTAAAGAGCGTTATGGCAAGAAGGGTGAAGAAGTCCTTTATCGTACAGCTTGGAAGAAGTTCGGCGCTAAGAATGAGAACTACGTAAAAGCAGAAGCAATGTTAGAGACTAACAAGAAAGCACTTGCGCAATTGAACAAGATGTTCGAATCTCACAAGGCAAAGTATTCTAAGATGCTTAAGGAAGGTAAAGTCGACGATCCGTTGAATATGGGTTATGGCTTAGAAGGCGAAAACATATTAGACAGAATTGTTAAGACAACAACACGAATCACTAAGCTTAAGGAAGCATTGATGCGTGATATTACTGCCGGCGCAACACGTATTATTATGAGTGAACAGGCCTCTACTAAAGCTGCTAAGTTAACAGCGGCAAAGTCTGCTGCACCATACGGCGTATTGTTCAAGGACACGGATGGTACAAAGCAGCGTAAGTTTTTCGAAAGTGCAAAACTCCGTGGCATGTGGATGGACCTTAATACAAAAAGCTTGAACGAGCATGTATTGGTAAACCCAGAAGACTTTGATACTCAGATCAATAAGTTGAATGAAACAACCGCTCAGAAGATGGCTAACCGACTAATGTCTACTGGTAGCATGGATCGCAGCCCTGGTGATAAAGTTCTTAATAAGAACATAAAGAAGTGGACAGAAAAGATTGCCGATCTCGAGGTAGATAAGACTAGCAAGGCAGCCAATGCAGATCAAATTAATAATTTGAAGAAGATGATTGCAGACGCAAAAAAAAAATTAAATAAAAAGCCTGTAGAAGAAGCAGCCAAGAAGGATGATAAGAAGCCAGTTGGCGAATACTATGCAGAATTCGACAAAGCTGATGGTCTCTGGTGTGTATTCAACACAGACGATGTTGGCAAGAAGAAGAGCGGACATTGCTTCGGTGCCCATAGCACAAAGGCACAAGCCGACGATGATGCTAAGAAGCGTAATGATGCAACATCTAAGAAAATAAACGAATCTAAGACAGAAGCTGGACTTAAGGACAATGAACCACGTAAAGTGAGTGGTGTGAAAGGTGCAAAGTCTACACCATTTACTAAGAAGTTTAAGAACAGTGCAGCAATGGATAAGTGGATGGATTCAGACGAAGCCGGCGACTACACAGTCGACACAATAGAACGTTGCTAATCACAAGTAAGGACAACTAAATGCGTTATGCAGATCTTACATCGTTACCAGGAACAACCGAGGAGGCTAAAAACAGCATCCTCGACCTGGTGGCTATATATGCAAGTAAGAATAAAACTGAAATACCAATGAAGGTTGTTCTTGCTATATTGCATGACCAAGGGTATGATATGACACCTAAGATGATCATTGACATTGTTACAGGTAATAGCAGTGTTAAGGATACTACAACCGATATGATTACACTTAAAGGTGCAGATGATGCCGGACTTGACGTCGAGGGCGCAGAAGATCAAGTCAACAAAGATAAAGAAAAAAATCAAAAGCATGTTGAGAAACTAGCACAAAAAGCAGCAAGGAAGCGTCAATAATGGCAACTACTAACACTATTTTTATATCAGCAGTAGATGCAAGACAAAACCCAATCCGTAATCGTGTAGTACATGATGAAGGACGTGCAATCGAAAGTGCTATATTAGAAGCGGCCGCATTAGGTATGTATAGTGTCACAGTATCTGACAATACACCGATGACACAAAGTACGTCTGATACTGTAGTTGTTAATACATTTGACAATAACACCGGGACATTTTACGTTCCCGGACATCCGTTTACAACTGGTGAAATGGTTAGTATTAGTTCTACAACTAACTTGCCTTCACCACTTAATTCTACAGCATATTATTTTGTTGTATATGTTGATGCTGATCACATACGCTTAGCAACTACATTACAAAATGCAGTCAATAGTCGGCCAGTTACAATAGCTATTACTAGCGGTGTTAGTGGAATAGTTGTTAATGATAACGGTGCAGGTTACGAATCGGCACCAACTGTTACTTTATTAGGTGGTGGGAGCACTACTCCTGCAACTGCGGTGGCATATCTTGCTAACTACGGCGACGTGAGTAGTATTGCAGTAATAACCCCAGGCAGTGGTTACACAGATGTACCAACTGTACAAATATCGCCGCAAGGTGCTGGTGCAACGGTCGGATCGGTTACGTTTAAAGTTGTTGCCGCAGTAATATCCACCCAAGGTCAGAATTATAGACTAAATGATGTATTGTCTGTAGTTGGTGGTACAGGCACGTCATGTACAGCTAAGGTCACAAGCGTAGATAACGTTGGTGCCGTGACATCTATAACAGTTACAAATGCCGGTAACTATAGTGCCTTACCTACATTGGCTAACGTTGCTACAACTTCTAGTCCAAGTGGCGGTACAGACTGTGTGCTCGATCTTACAATGGGGTTGTCGACGGTAACACTATCTGCAAATGGTACAGGGTATGTTGACATACCAAATGTTGTAGTAGCCGGCGGTGGTGGAACAAATGCCACAGCAATTGCACAGATTGTTGCAGGCACAGTAGCTAGTATTATAATCACAAATGCTGGATCGGGGTACACCTCTGCACCATCTATAGATGTGTTAACTGGACAGAGTGCTTATGCAGTGCCTGTATTACAACCAACGTCAGTTGGCAACATCATACTTACTAACAATGGTGGCAACACTTATGTGATTGCTCCCTCTGTTACTATCAGTGCTGCAGGTACCGGCGCAACAACCGGAACAGTGTATACAAAAGTAACATCTGTTGTTATGTCAAATGGTGGTAGTGGTTACGTAGTCGGTGATACATTATTAGTAGCCGGCGGCGCCGGTAGTCAGAATGCCACTATAGTGGTTAACTGCATCGGGTCAATCGGCGACATTGTGGCATTCACATTAGCAACAAGCGGACTGTACACTCAGATGCCAGTATTAGATAATAACAGTGTTATTGGTGGTAGTGGCCACGCAGCCAGCTTTAACCTATCTATGGGTATAGACAACATAATATTAACAAACGGCGGCAGTGGTTATACATCGTCGCCAACGGTAGTAGTGAATAGTACCACAGGTTACGGCGCATATGTTATTGCACAAATGGATGGTGATGCAGTTCTCGGACTTGCAGTTATAACATCTGGCACTGGATACAAAACAACTCCTACTATAACAATTAACGGCGGAAGTGGTGCCACAGCTATAACAACACTGTCGCCGACATCTGTTGATACTATCTCAATTAATACTGGTGGTAGTGGATATACAAGTGCAACCGCATCGATAACAGGCAATGGTACAGGTGCTACAGCTAACGTTACTGTCGCTGGTGGAGCTGTCACAGCAGTAGTGGTTACAAACGGCGGCAGTGGATACACTATTCCTCCGACAGTTACTATATCGGGCGATGGCGCAGGTGCAACAGCATCAGCATACCTTGTTGCTACTACTATTGCTACCATAACATTAGTATCAGGCGGTAGCGGTTACACATCGCCGCCAACAGTTTATATCACAGGTGCAGGTACAGCTAGAACTTCGTTAACACCGACAGGTGTTGACAGAATAGACGTAACAGATGGCGGCAATGATTACAGCAGTAATCCGATGATATACATAATACCATCGTCTAACCAAATTCTCAGTGTTGTATCACCTAGTATGACAGTCACTAGAGGATTTAGCATTGCAAACATAGTTGTTATCAATCCGGGTAATGGTTATGTCTCTGCGCCAGATGTTTATATAAGTGCACCACAATCAGCAGTCGGTGCATACGCATCGGCGGCAGCAAGTATCGGTGCCACAACCGGAACAATGACTATTGTATCTTATCCAACAAGCAATGATTATTTTGCTGCATGGAAAGGCTATACTATAAGCAATGATCAGTACATCCGTCCATATAACGATTACATGGATACTATCATTGCTTATTTTACAAGCTTGGGATATACGATAAACCGAATTACAAATCCTGCTACAAATAATACGTTAGCATGGAATGTTAAGTGGTGATATTCACTAGATGCGTAGTACGTTACACGGTCCAGAAGTATACCTGCTAAAAAGCAAAAAACCACGGATAGTAGCACTGATAGCGGCCGCCAAGGAAATGTCTATAGAGGACATTGAAAAGCTTGAAGAAAAACCCGACATAATAGCCGGTTTATTAAAACTCAAGAAGATTGAAACAGACGGTGATTCAATGTTACTCGCCGAAAGATTGGCAGACTTAATGACTGCTAAACATCATCCAAATTTAAAGTAATTAATTACCGATTTGACCTTGTGCAGTATCTTGACTAATCAATGACACATGGTTCTTACTGTCAGATTCTGGCCATGCATAAATGTAATCGCCAAACTGATCCTTAACAAGCTTGAATCGTATTGCACCAACAACATAGTGTTGAACCTGTGCAGTATATCCTGGCATAACAGTATCAAAGTCTATAGCAGCATCATCAACCTTTTGACCATACTTAACTACCCATGCTGACACAGCTTTAACTTCTCTAGTTGAGTTGGGTCCTTGACCGCCAACATTGCCAATCATGACAATATCTTCTGTCGGTGTCGTAGTGAATTCACGGAACAATGCTTTGCCCAATGTTAAAATAGATCTACTCATGTTACCCGGAAGATGTGATACTGTATGCCATGTTGGGTTTATCGCATGCGCATCTGTCATGGCAATTTCTCTGCTTATAACAGCAGGAACTTGTTCTGGCGTAACATGTGGAATTACTGCATCATGATCGGGGATTATCTCTTCGTCGTCCATTCCTTGGTCGTCGCCCATATCTGCCATGTCACCAAGGTCTAACTTAGACATAAGATCGCGCATTGCATCTGTATGTTGAATGTTAGAAGTTGCATGCAATGTGTCTGCTTTTGTTCCGCGCTTAAGGTCAGACACTTGCTTAATAACAGGATCTGGGTGTGCATTTGTTTTATTCTGAGTAGCAAGCGGTGTTGTTGGCGCCGGTTCATCCAATATTGTATCCCAGTCTGTTACACCTGGTGTTTTGAAATCTGTCTTTGCTTCTAGTATCTTCTTAATAGCTTGTTTAAAGGAACTCATATTGACCCCACATTCATGTCATGATGTATTTATATAGAATTAGCTTGCATTAATACTTTGTAGAATAGCATCAAGTTCTGGCCACGCCACTCCGACCGATTTAATGGCGCTGCAACATTGATTTATTTTGGTTCTACCATAATTAGCTCCATTGTCGCCCATGGCACCATAATAAAGGGTTAGTTGCAATATTACTTTTATTATCAAATTTTTATATTTGTCTATATTAGCTTCGAGCCAATCGCGGTTATTCGGCTTTAATAGAGTATCCAACGGCTCATAATAATTAGGAATTTTACTTGCCATAGCTGCTATGCATTTCTCGGGAGTTTTATTTGCAACAAATTTTAATACGTTGCCGTCTTGTTTTAGTGCTGTTAAACATACATCAAGTGTTTGCATCCATATAAACTCTAAATACTTTGGATTTTTTTTTAACAGCAGCCATACAAATTTCCGGGGTTTGGTCTTTTACATATCGTAATGAATGGGGGTTGTTTCGTATAGCTGCCATACATATTTCGGGAGTTTGCTCTTTTACATATTCGAGTGCATTGCCATAGGCTTGTACAGCCGCCATACATATCTCAGGAGTTTGATTCTTAATACGGTACAACGCCTCTTGATTGTGTTTGACTGCAAACAAATCATCCGAATTAGTCTTAACAACTGTGGAGTTTTTTTGCCTCATATATGATATCACTAAATCGCATCTATTATTTATTGCAGTATAAAGATAGACATCAACGATGATGCACATGTATAATCATACATGAAAATTAATCCATTATATACATATAGCAAACTTAGCCGCAAAGATTTGCCAGAGGGACGACGTTATGTGCTTCCAGATGGTACTAGTACAGCAGCAAGTGTCACAACTATCCTCAGTAAAACTAAAGATATGTCCCATTTAATTAAATGGAAAAAACGTATCGGCGAAGATAAAGCTAAGGTAATTACAGAAGAAAGTTCCGGATTAGGAACAACTATGCATGCCCATCTAGAAGCATATGTGACAAACCAACCACGCCCAGGTGGAACTAATTATGGACGTATGATGGCTGCTAAGATGGCAGATGTTATCATAAAAGAAGGTTTGGTTGATGTAGATGAAGTATGGGGCGTAGAAGCTAGTTTGTATTACGACACGCTCTGGGCAGGCACCACAGACCTCGTGGGTTTATACCAAGGCAAGCCTGCTATAATGGATTTCAAAACAACTATTAAGCCTAAGAAACCCGAATGGGTAGAAGATTATAAATTACAGTTGGCAGCATATCAGATGGCGCATGACAACATACATAAAACTGATATACAGACAGTGGTTGTGTTTATGGTTAGTAGAGACTTTGAATTTCAGAAGTTTGTTTGGTCCGGTCCGGTCTTAGAAGAAGCACGAGTCCAATGGGCACACAGAGTTAGTGATTATTACAATCGTTTTACGTAAGTTTAGACTATTGGTTTTAAATTAAAGAATTCTGGATTTGCTCTGTTAAATTTGCGCATGACAACACCAGCTGTAGAATTAGCTTCATTCTCTTCGGTGCTGCCTGTATCACCGCTTTTAGCATTTATTCTACCTTCTGTCCACTGCTTAAAGTGTGTAAGCTCGTGAGCTAAAGTTCTCATTATATCTAACGGGTGCCTATTGCATATCATAATATGGATAGTTTGATCGTTTTTCACAAAAACACCAAAAGTATGCTTCTTACTAGATAACTGTTGGTCATTTATCCAATGTATAGTTGGTAGCTTTTCTAACTTTAGTTCATCTTTGCAGAGTGCTAGAAATTCTTTCATGCTGTCAACAAATGCTTCGGTATTTTGGTCTTTCACTTTCAGTCCTACTTATGTTATTGTATAATGTTATATTTATTGTCCGGAGATGTATTGATAAATATCATACATAGGATTGATAAAACATAATGTCGATAACAAGTATTTCCCGTATGCAGCACCGCAGGGGTCTTAAGACAGACTTACCTACAGACCTTTATGAGGGTGAATTTGGCTGGTGCATTGATACTAGAGAACTATTCATCGGTAACGGCCCTACTTATACAGGTAACACCCAAATATTAACAAAGCTTAGTCCAAACAGAGATTTGATAAGCTATGCTTATAGAGGTGTGTCACCGGGACAAGTTTCAACATCTGCATCACGATCAATTGGGCAAAAACTAGATGACTTTCTCAATGTCAAAGATTATGGTGCAGTGGGCGACGGTGTCACTGATGACACAGCAGCAATAAATTCTGCGATCGCTGACAGATGGGCAACTATTCCTGCATTACCAACAAGCCAACTTGTTAGCATGAAACCAATATATATTCCGGCAGGTACATATAGAATCACCAGTCCAATTAAGTTATACCCAAATACGTCAATCATCGGCGATGGTGCAAGTCGTACAAAGATTGTCATGGATACAACATTAGTATATTCGTATGTTATGACAACAGTAGATAATTTAGGCCAGGTAGATTCCAACGTTGGCTTGAACGGTGCTAAGTTACCATCTGATATATCTGTTTCTGGTATTACAATTGACAACTCAAATAACTTTGGTGGCGACGGAATACGAATCAACAGAGCTAGTAAGGTTAGTGTGTCTGATTCAACAATCATTGGCTTCTGGACAAATGGTGATGATATTGTCTATGGAACAAGTGGCATATTGATTGAAACACTCGGAACGGCTGTATCATCAACAGATATAAAGTTCAACAGAGTCCGAGTTACTAACTATGTGAATGGACTTGTATGTAATGACCCTGTTACATTTATTAACGTGACAGGATCTAGTTTTGATTCATGCTATTACGGAATCTACATAGGCGGTGCCGCAGTATT